GTAGAGGGTAAAAATAAATCCCCAGGATAAGGCTCTCGGAAGAATGATTTAAGCATCAGCTTGCCGGAAACAAGCAGCGCATTATATTGAGGTTCTCGTAGTTCAAAATTAGTAAACTCCGCCTCTATCGTATTCGGATCACTTGCAAGTACAATCTTAATAGTAACAGTGGGATAAGTAGAGATAGACCGTAGACTTTCAACTATTACTCGATCAATGTTATCAATTGTTAATTGTGCTGTCGGAATGTTCCCTTCAGTATCATCCGGTAATTGCAAATCAAAGGGATATGATGTATATATATTTCCGTTTGACGTTGTATCAACTCCATCTGATGTTACTCTAATCGGTTCAGAAAGATCGTCATGATCTATTTCCAATAAAATCAGGAATGCTTCTCCTGTTTCTTGCGCATTAACTGCTTCTCTGAATGTTAGAGAGGTATCTCTGCTCATGGCATTTCCTCCAGTTTGATATTCACGAGCCAATATCCATCTGTCATAGCCTTATATATCGGTCGTTCCACAAATCGAAATTCCTCACTTTCACCTGTTCTTGGATGGGTCCAATCAAATCTTGACACGCCTCCAGACAAAGAAGTTACAAAGAAATCATCTAATATAGTTACTTGAGCATCTGTCAAATGCATCTCGAATTGAAGAGGCCTTACATTGTCAGTAATTCGGCGTCGTATTTTCGCCGGACCAGCATCCATCTCTGTGCGAATTATAATGTCAGGAGGTTGTTCTTGATATCGATCAATTAAAGGACTTTGTGGCAAAGTAGCTGGCCAAGTATAATCCGCCATATCTTATCTCCCCATCACGACAGGACGGGCTCCGAAGGTCTCCCGTAATGCCTTGTGTGTGCGTTTACCAGGACTGCGTATATTTGCCGCCGTCATTTCATCAATCTTCACGAATATATCCAGCCCTCCCTGAGCATTTCTGTTTGTGCCTTCAACTCGTCCTTCTGCGGATGAATTGTTCTCGATATACACATTCACATCCCCGGTAGCGGCTTTAACCCCTAAGTCTCCGCCTATGCGAGCGAGGGGGAGAATTGCTTCGCTTCCCGCTTCTCCGGCCAGCCCGTAACCTTTGGCCATTGGAAATACGGTAGGATGATTAATCACCCCTCCCTTTGCAAAAGGAAAGATATCACTCATCCAGCCACCAAAATCGCTGACCAAAGGTTCTACAATCTGTTTTTGGATAATCATCTGGGTAATCATCTTGGCGAAGGATTCAGCGATATTTCCAAACGTCATCTCGGCGTTCCAGAGCATATCGTTTAACTCGCCGGAAAAGTGGCTTGCCCATCCTGTTATTGCGTTTTCCAAATCCTCCCCAAATGTTTTCTTACCTAAATCAGCAATATCTTCATTCATCTTTTCATGTAATTGCTTTATGAGCCTTGTTGCCTTTTCTTGATTCTGCACATGTTCGTTTACTATTTTGATTCTTCTCGCATATGAATCTCGGATATGTTCTTCTTCAGACATTAAAAATTCTACCACATCAGTTTGATACTGCTTGTGAAGCTCTTCTTCTTTCTGTAATCCGTCTGCTATGGCTTTTACTCTCTTCGAAATTTCTTCTTTTGTCCTTTCCGCACCAAGAAGGTCTAATTGGACCTTAGCGGTGGAAGCAATCTGTTGTTGCATCTGAGTGGTAAGATCACCTGATTTGGACAGTTCTTCTTCCAAAGTAGTCGCCCACCGGTATATCTCTTGTCTTTTCTGTTCATATGTATTTCGATCAAGCTGTCTGATCTCAAATTCAAAATCGGCTTGTTTTCTTGCTAATTCTTTAAGGGTATTTTCGTATTCTTTGCTGTAAGATTTTACTCCAGCTTCTCCGGAAGTCTCTGGAGATGGAGGTGAAGACATTCCCTCAGGTTTTGGTAAAGAAGGAATCTTTCCTTTGAAGAACGGAGGAGTTAATAATCGTTCTCCTTTCTCTACTAATTCTTTCAACTCTTGAAAGTTTGAAGTAGCTATTTCCTTAAAGCTGATTATTCCTTCTTTCCATAATTGAAGAGCTTTTATTTGTACCTGCACTACATTTACCATGTGTGCCAAACCACCGAGCAGTGCTGCCCCTTTTTTACCCCACAAAGCTAATCCTAATAGTCCAAATTTAACAATATCTGGATCATAGGAAAGTATATTCCATATTTTTTCTAGATATAAATGTATGTTTTTTGTTTTATCTGCAAGAGATTGAGCTGTCTCGGCGACCCTATCAAACCAATTAGGAAGCCCCATATCTTTCAACTTTATCTGATTTTCTAACCATCCCGTCAATTCTGTATTAATAGACTGAATAGCTGTTTTAATAGCATCAAATACTCCAGCTTTTCCAAATTGTCGTTCAATTTCCATTATTGAACTTTCAAAAGTAGCTGTTACTCCTTGCCAAGTATTCATTGCTTGACGAGCCGCTCCTCCAAAATCTTCCTCAAGTCCCTTCATAATAACAGCTATTACTTTTTCTATAGCAACTCCTGATTTATTGATTTCCTGAGCAGTAGCTGTCCCAAAGGCTTCTGTTAAATACTTCCTTGCATTAATCCCTGCTTCTGATAGTTGATTCAATTCTTCTGCCGATAATCTACCTAAAGTTTGCATTTGACCTAATGCCCTTGCTATACGAGGCATAGCCTCTTCCCCAAAAAGAACAGAAGTATCTACCAAAATCTCCATAGATTTAATTGTAGGATCAAGCCCCATGGCCTTCATCATAGCAAAAGTATCAACCGCTTTTCTGGTATTCACAGGCATAACCATAGCCCATTTATTTATTCTTTCAAGAGTTTCTACTCCTTTCCCTTTGGTGAGAGCATTCAGTTTCAATTCCATCTGTTCAAAAGCGGCATTGGTATCTATGAATTTCTTTACTACTAAACTTGCCCCTAAAGCGACAAAAGCCCCTTGTAAAGAAAATACCGATCTTTTTACCCGATTTAGAGTATTAACTCCCATCTGTTGATACCGATGAAAAGCCCCTCGTGCTTGGGTAACACTTCTATTCAAAGGACCCAAATCCGCCCCAAGACTTGTCATCAATGTGCCGAGATCAGCCATCTTTCCTTTTCCCTTTTTTGGAATACCGCACTATATTTTGCAATACCTGTTTCATCTCGTCTACCGATTGTTGCTTAGGTTCCTCCTCCCAACCCGGCATGAACTCTTCTGGGGAAGACCACTTATAAGATCCCTTTTTTGCCCATACGGACTTCACAATATTCACAATCAAAGCACTTAATCGAGCCAATCGAAAATCCTCTATCCAGTTTCCCATCGGTTCTATTTGATCGTAGGCATGCCATTCACTTAATTGCTCCGATGATAGTTCATTCAACAAATAATCGGGATGTGCATATCCTAGTTCGCGGCAGAGTCGGAAGTAGAATTGTCGCTCTGGCCGCCTGCGGAGTTTTTTACCAGGTTCTCCCGATCCTCTTGACTGATTCGATTTAACTCTTGTGATTTGTTCACAATCAATTCAAGACGAGCCGCGCTCATATGTTTGCTAAGCGTAGGATAGTCATTTGGTTCAAGTAGATTGTTTCCTTTTTCATCGCAAATTGTATTCACGGCAAGCTTTGCCCGAAAATCCTCTAGTGATCTTTCATAATTAATATCACCATTCGCCTGACGCACTTCTTTCATAAGAGACTGCTCAAAACGGTCCCGTTCCCTTCCTGTCATTTGTCGTACATAGACAAATTTATCTTTTCCAAGATCCACCTTTTCAATCTTTAACTCTTCTTTTGCAAGTAATCCTTTTCGATCCAACAAAGCCATGATTAGGCCTCCTTTCTAGTTAATGATTACGCACCGGCACTCGGACCACTACCGGATTCAAGAGTCACTTGTCCAGAAATCTGAATAGTAACATCAAAAGTAATTGGAGATTCCGGGATAGTCAGAGGACATTCCGTAACATATCCTTCGAATTCCAAAGTGGTTGTGTCATCATCTGGCAAAACAATCTCATAATTTTGGGAGCTATCATCCTCAAAATCATCCTTCATCGTTTCATATGCATCCCTGGTAAAATTTAATGATAATGAAATTGTGCCAGCATTTCTTAAACCAGTAATAAAAGTCCGATACCCTCCCGTAGTGTCAAGAGTCGTAGTATCATGCGTATCCCTTGACATCGACGGTCCTGTAATATTTACTATTTCAGAAAGATTCGCCCATGCCCCAGTAGTAGAATTCCACCGCCTAAATAAAGTTCCTAATCCTGTTACGGCCATTTTTCACACCTCCTTTCTTATTTATTTCTTCCCTTACCTGTTTTCCTGGTAGGAATACATCCGCCACGTCCTTGGTTTGCTCTTCTACCTCCACCAGATCCATCCCTTTTCGGAACTCCTCTTTTTGCCATGCGTTCTTATACCTCCTTTCTCTGAATATTAAATGTACAAACAAACCGAGCTCTATCATTCTCATCCCAATCAAGAAGAAAAGGCTCCCCAGTACATTGGATTAAATCGTAAATCATGCTATTCCATGTTTCCCCAGTGATACCATGCAATAAAGTTTTTATATCATTTATCAATTCCCATCCATCCGAGTAACTATTATTTCTCACTCTAATCTGTATAGATGGATAAAAATATCCTGAATCAGACTTCGCCCCCATTGTCAGTTGTGGGGCTCTTCCAGGAGTGTCAAATATAGTAACGCAATTATCCGGTTCCGCAAGTTCTTTCCCCACAAACAGATTGGTAGCAAAAGTCAAGGACAAACTGCTTTCTGCTTCAAGAATGTCTTTTATATCCTGAGATGATGGATTCACTTTTTTGTCTTTGCCTCTTTCTTAATTACCCCCAATATTTCTCCTTCATGATTCTTAATAGCAGACTCAAAAAACTTTGCTCCGGCCCCTGGTCTTTGAAAATTAGCTCCTACATTTTCATGGACAAAAGTAGCATAATTAGCTGAGAAGCCCATAATAAGTAATGGTTTATTTTTATTTCCTTTCGCCGTAGCCAATGCTTGCATATTTGGAACAACCGAACTATGTTGGGTATGCATCTTCCCCGCATCTTTTCCTTTAAATTCTGGATTTTGTCCATCTACATTTCCCTTTGAAGTAGTCACAAACCAACTCTGCCTGAGATTACCCGTATCAACTGGGATAGTAGGAGATTCCGTATCCATCGCCCGACGAACTATAACAGAACCTCGAAGCAATCCTTTCATGGTCCGTCCACGAATCCCCTCAATCTCTCTATTAAGATTCTTCATCACTTTTTCAAAAGACGCTCTTTCTGCCGCAGTACTCATAGATATACCTTTCGAACAAATTCATCAGTTTTCTTGATCATGGGAATTTTATCAAATCGTCTTATACGATATGCACTATCAGCCGTCTTCGGATCAGCCTGTTCAGAAACTGTCAAATCATCCAAGGTGCCAAGATACAAATATCCGTTTACATCCACATCCTGATTAATTATCACTTCAGCCAAGCAAGTATACTCTTGTCCATCCGCTGTTGTAATAAGTTTGGTTTTGTTTTCCCACCGAACAGAAATTTCAACAGGATCATCATAGGTAATTCCACCATATCCATCATCGGTTGGATTAGCCCAATAAACGGCGGTTTGTACGCTAATTTTCAAGAGAAATTTTTCTATACCCATATTTTATATAGACCCTTAAAAGAAAACAAATTCTCGGTCAAAAATCCCCCGCTCAGCCTACGTTCTGAAAGAAAATAAAGCATCAATCAAAACTCGTCACAGCGTATACCGAAGCCGCTTTCTTTGCGCCTGTATAAACCGCTAACTTTCCAGTAGCGTCCATGGCAAGCACCTGTTGTCCGTACATGGTGGCCTTTAATCCTTCACCAGTTGTTCCTTCATAAGTAATACTTGCCCCTCCTGCCCCCTCTTTACTTGCCTGACGCTCACGCGTAGCTGAGATCAGATGAGCAGCTAGCCATCTTTCCAACTCCGCCTTATGGTCACTGGATAACTCCGTATCCGATCCCAATACTTCTGTAATGGTATAATTCGCTGCAAGAATATAAGCGTCGACTATTGTATCGGAGAGATCAGTATCAATAATCTGCTTAACTAATGTAGCGGTTGTTCTTACGGCCATTATTTCTTCCTCCGAGCATGCCAAAGCTTAGGGTCAATAAAACTAAGAACTTCTGAATTCCATTTTAATCCTAACCATTCAATTGTTTCCATCATTTGGCGATAGTCCCCTTGTACCATTCGGTGTGGCCAAACAATTTTACAATTTAAACCTTCTGTAATCATTTCCACAAATCTTTTTTCGTGCTGATGTACCCACCAAAGCCATCCTTCCTTCTCATCTTTAACATTTACTTTCCTTTGTGTCTCCGGCCTGGAAAAAGCCCGCATAAATGAAGTTTTTAAACATGAATTAATTATATCCGCTGTTCGCCGCCTAACAATAATCCACTTTGCATCCGGAAAAGCATAATGCCAAACCGGCCATGTTAAGCAAGCCTTTGCTCCTTTGTAAAACCAAGGACCTTCCTTATAGCCCTGTTCTATCATTACTTGTTCAATTCTACTTTCCCAA